GACACTAGCACTTTTAATCAGGTGATTTAGTGCCAACATCATTTAATTACGACGGCAAGCCAGGGTATATCTATAACGCAGCAGACGATACTTGGTATGAACTATCTGGTAAGACAGATACATCTGGAACCTTTGAATGGGCTGGTCTACAAAGTTATCTATCTGCTGTAACAATGGTTGAATCCCTAGTTGCAAAAAAAGGTATAAATAATTATCTTAACCCAGCAGCAAGAGATGCATCAATTACATCCCCCACTGCAGGATCACTATGTGTAATAAGACAAAATTCAGGTGGAACGACAGTTAATGAAATTCAATATTATGATGGAAGTGCTTGGAGGAGTTTAGTCCCAAGTCAAACAGGAAATGCTGGAAAAGTTTTACAAACAGATGGTACAATAACATCATGGAATGACGCAAGTGGTCTTCCAGATGTATTAATGATGATGGGAGGATAAAATGGCAACAGCATATAAAGTATTAGGACAGATAAACCCAGGTGCCGCTTCTGAAACAGCACTATACACAGTGCCAGTAGCCACATCGGCAGTAGTGTCAAGTATTGCAATTACAAATCAAGCAGCAACGTCTGCAACTTTTAGAATTGCAGTTAGACCATCAGCAGATGCGACTACAGCAGCAAAACATTATTTAGTTTATGGAACTACAGTTGGAGCAAATGATACCGTAGTTTTAACTATTGGTGTAACTATGGCTGCTTCTGATAAGATTCTAGCAACAGCATCAACAACAACTCTATCATTTTCAGCATACGGAAGCGAGATTTCTTAATTATGACAGTTTCAAAAGCATCATTAAGTAAGATTCAGTACACTACTCCGATTACTGATCTTCCAGATGCCCCGTCAATTACCGCAGCAAACGTTGGAACATCTCGGGCATTTGATAATGGCGCTGCAACAATAACTTTAACTGACGCAGCAACTGGCGGAGGATCAGTTACATCTTTTACAGTTACTCCAAGTCCAGCAACAAGTCCTACAACATTTACTGGAACCTCTCCAATAACAGCAACTAACCTAGCATCTAATACAGCCTATACCTTTACAGCAATTGCAACAAATGCATCAGGAGTTTCTCCATTTTCAAGTGCACCAACTAGTTCTATAACAGCAACAACAATTCCTGCTACATCAACTATTGGTACAGCAACTGTCGTAAGCCCAACTGAAGTTTCTCTTGCATTCACAGCAGCAGCAAATGGTGGATCTAGTATTACTTCATATACTGTAGTTTCTTCTCCATCAATTGCTTTAACAACAACTGGAACAACAAGTCCATTAACAGTTACTGGAACATATGCTGCTGGAATAGCATATACTTTTACTGTGGCTGCAGTAAATGCTAATGGAACCGCTACAGCATCTAGTGCAAGTAACAGTGTTACACCACTTGAAACATATACTATAAACGCTGATTTCTTAGTAATTGCTGGAGCAGGCAATACCAAACTTAGTCCAAGTCCAGGCATTGGCGGGCTTTGGGGCGGAGGTGGTGGCGCAGGTGGATATAGAACAAGTTTTGGAACAAGCGGAAGAAATTCATCGGCCCAATCACAAATTTCAGTAACAAGTGGTACAAATTACACAGTCACTGTTGGTGCTGGTGGTGCAACAGATTTTTCCGCTGGAAGCAATTCAGTATTTAGCACAGTAACATCTACTGGTGGAGGTGCTGGTAAAGGATCAGGAACTGGTGGCGCTGGTGGCTCTGGTGGCGGATCAGTTGGTCCAGGTGGTTCGGGTACCGCAGGAGAAGGTTTTGATGCCGCTGGTGCTGGACATCCAACTGGTAGTGGTGGCGCAGGCGCAGGTGGTACTTCAAGTGGCGGAAATGGTAGTAATCGTTATGGTCCTCCTAGCGGTGGCGCTGGTGGATCGGGTATTATTTCAAATATTACTGGATCTTCTGTTAGAAGGGCTGCTGGCCAAGGAGGTCAGGGTTCTTCTCCAATCGCTACTGGACCTAATGGATCAGGAACATTTGGTGCAAACACAGGTTCAGGTGGAGGAAATTCTGGAGTAGTTATTCTTCGCTATGATGGAACAAAAACACTTAATATTGGTGCAGGATTGACTGGTACAACTGCAACAGATGGTGCAAGCAAAGTTACCACGCTAACTGCTGGCAGTGGAAATGTGACGTGGGCATAATGGCACACTACGCTTTATTAAATGAAGACAATCTAGTATTTCAAGTAATTACTGGAGTTGATGAAAATATAACTCAAACAGATTTAGATGGCACACAAGTTGGCGGTACTACTGAGGCTTGGGAAAATTTCTACGCTACTAGGCCTTGGCTAAACGCAGCAGATTGCAAACGAACAAGTTATAATGGTAACATTCGTAAAAACTATGCAGGCATTGGGTTTACCTATGATGCTGTAAAAGATGCCTTTATACCACCTAAACCATTTAATTCATGGATACTAGATGAAGATACTTGTAAATGGGAACCACCAATTGCTATACCAACAGACTCTGGTTTATATGATTGGAACGAAGAAACCGTATCTTGGGATGAAATTTAATAGTTTTATTTAAAACATACCCCCATTGAATAACTCTTTGGGGGTATTTTTTATTTAAAATTACTATTTACATGGATATTTGTTGTACCATTCTTGATACCGCTTTCCATTTACGGAACTCCATGCAGACCAATCTTTTCCACCCTTAGTCATGTGAAGAGCAATTTGTGCATTGACTACTGGGTTTAACAACTCAGCATTTGAGTCTAACTCAAACTTCTCTCTACGATCTGACCCTAATTCTCCAAGCATATTTATTTGAAATACACCATAAGAATTATCTCCAGTCTTTACATTACCATTAAAGGCAAGGGGACGACCATTAGACTCTGCCTTTGCAATAGCACAAGCAGACCTCAAGGTCTTTCCTTCAAACCCTACATGACGTAACATATCAACTAGTTGCTCATCAGTTAAATTATGAGCATTTTCATACTTTTCTAATTTTTTCTCTTTAGAAACCAAAAAGGCCACCTTTTGGGTGGCAGACTTAACGGACTCTTTAATTAGTAAGTTGTTTTCATTTGTTGCATTTGCTGTAGCCGAAAAAACGGTACTGCAAATAACCAACGTTAATACCCCTAGCCAAACATTTGATTCTCTCATTGTAAAATACCTCCTAGAGAACAAATGCTACCAATAGGTAGCATGTATTAATTATAACATGAATTTGCCAACAGAGTCAAGTTTGGGCAATAAAATATAAAAATATTTTAAATATCATATTAGTTAATGGTATAATGATAAGATTATGGCTACATTTAGAGATCAATCATTGAGTTCTTATTCAATCGGCTCTGCACCTCCTACGGTCAACTGGACGATTGTAAAAGGAGATACAGCGGCATTTAGGGTATATGTAACAGATGACAACAAAGACCCACTTGAGATTACCGACTGGTCTATTGAAATGGAAATTAAAAGACCCACACTTGCGGGAAATTTAAATGATGCAGATCCAGCAGGAGTTTTAATTCTTAATCCATCACCTACAGCAGAAGATAGCGATGGAGAATTTACAGTATCTTTAACATCTGCCCAATCAAAAAGTTTAAACACTGGAGATATTTTTGATATTGAGTTAAGCGATGCTACGAGGGTATGGACAGTTGCTCGTGGCATATTAACAGTTATTGAAGATATTACAAACAGCGATGAGTCGTAATGGCTTCCGTAGCAATAATAGATTTATCTGAAAAAAGATCAGAAACAATTTCTAGGATAGATTATCCTAAAAGCAAGATAAGTGGTTTTGTAAGACTCACAAAGATACAAGAAGTTTTGCCTTTTAGAGTAATGTTTACAAATATTGGAATCCCACCAGCAAATGCAGGTATACCTGGAATTGGACTTCAAATCATTGGAATCAATAACTATATTCTTTAACATAATGATATAATTACCTCATGGCAAAGATATCAACCACCAACGTAAAAGCCCTGTTTGAAACAGGTGATAGACCAACTCAGGCAAACTATGTAGATTTAATTGATAGTACTTCTGCTAGGTCTACCGATCTTGGGTCAGATGGCAATAATGAATCAACAATTAATGGAATTGAAAACTCAACGGTCTTTGATAACTTTACCGCAAGTGAATGGCGATCAATGAAATATGTGGTTTCCATTAAATATGTAGCAGGAGGAGCAAACAAGTACTTCTCTACAGAACTTAGTATCCTGATTGACGGTACAGATGTTAACGTTACTCAGTATGCAACAATTGACAATGATGGGAATATTGGCACCATCTCTGTTTCAAGGGCTGGAGACACAGTTTCACTAACTGTTGTTCCAGTAGGGGGAATTACACCTATAACTCTACGCTACATGCGTATGGGATTAAAGGCCTAACCAAGGAGATAAAAGATGGCAACCGTAACAAAAGACTTTAGAGTAAAAGCGGGACTGGTAGTTGAGGGATCAACTGCGACCGTTAATACACACGATATAATCACAAAAGAAATCTTTGACGCAAAAGGTGACTTAATAGTTGGTACAGGATCAAATACTGGTACCAGATTAGCCGTTGGTGCAACCAATGGACACGTTTTAACAGTAGATAGCAACGAAGCAACAGGATTAAAATTTTCAGCACCAGCAGCAGTTGGAGTATTTGATTCAAGTATTGTTTTTGAAGGTGCAACTGCAAATGACTTTGAAACTACCCTTCAAGTAACCGATCCAACTGAAGATAGAACAATTACACTTCCAAATGCAACTGGAACTGTAGTTCTTCGTGATACAACAGATACATTAACAAATAAGTCAATTGCTCTTAGTGGAAACACTGTAACAGGATCAATTGCTGATTTTAATACTGCACTAACAGATGCAGACTTTGCAACATTATCAGGTACAGAAACTCTTGCTAACAAGACTCTTACCTCACCAACTGTTTCAGGTTTGTCCCTTTCAGATTCTTCAATAGTATTTGAAGGTGCAACTGCAAATGATCATGAAACAACTTTGTCAGTAACTGATCCAACTGCAGATCGTACCATTACAATTCCTGACGTAACAGGTACAATTATTACAACTGGAGATTCATCAACTGTAACAAACTCAATGCTTGCAGGATCAATTGCAAATGATAAACTTACAAACTCAGCAATTACTATTAATGGTACATCAACTTCTCTTGGAGGTTCACGTACATTAGGTTCTGATGACATTGCAGAAGGTTCAACAAATAAATACTTTACAGATGAAAGAGCACAAGATGCTATAGGAACTGTAGTTGGTAATGGTCTTGACTACGATGATGACACAGGAGCAATTTCTGTAGACCCTTCAGAATTTAAATTAAATGAAGTTGGCGCTCCAAACGCATCTGTATCATTAAATAGTCAAAAAATTACTGGTCTTGCAACACCAACCGATTCAA